ACCGCCGAAGAGCGCGCGATCCTGGACACGATGGCGAGCGAGGTCGCTCGCATCAACGACTTCCTGGCGGAGACGGAGAACTCCCCGGTGGACCCGGACACCAACGCTCCGGCCACGCTGTTCGAAACCAACTGGACCACGCGGTCCAAGCTCAAGGCCGCCATCGCCGACACGAAGGCGCTCGTGCAGACCTCGCACGACGACCTGGCGCACCGCATCGAAGCGGCCTCCGGCGGCTCCGGCTCCGTGCTCACCGACGAGCAGGCGGACCGCGTCGCCGACCGGCTGGGCGTCCAGCTCGGCGCCATGACGTCGGAGAAGCTGGACGTGATCCAGCAGGAGTTGGCCGCCGCGTCCAGCCCGACCGCCGTCGCCGACCTGCTGGCGCGCTACGACGTCCGGCTGACCCCGCGGGCCACCGGCCCTGGCACCCAGCAGTAGGTCCGCACCCGCACCGCGGCCCCGACCACGTCCCGACGTGGCCGGGGCCGCGTCACATCCGGAGGCCCCGCGTGATCACAGAGGCAAGCTGGAACGTCATCGTTCCGTTTCAAGATCCACCGCTCAACCTCAACCGGAAGCTCCAGCACTACGAGCGCGGAGCCATCACCGCACGAGTGCGCACGTCCGTCGGCACGCTGGCGAAGCACCTGCACCTCCCGCTCATCACCCGCGCGACGGTGGGACTCACCTGGTACCCCGGCCGCAACGTGGTCGCCGACGCCGACAACATCGCCCCCTCTCTGAAGCCCATGATCGACGGACTCCGGGACGCCGGGGTGTTCCGCGACGACGACAGCGCCACGGTGCTGATGACCTGGCAACGCGTGGTGGTGCTGCGCGACGACCCGTACGCGGCGCAACGCGGTCGGCTCGTGCTCACCGTGACCCGCGTGGCCGACGAGTTCGCGCTACCGCACTACGCGCCCGGCCGTTCCGGCGAGCTGACCAGTGGGACGTTTGGTCCCCCTGCTGGTGAGGGGTAGTCTGATCTTGTACGGCAGTGGTGGCCGGAGGAGCACGGGAGGAGTACAAGCCATGGGGAGTAGGAAGCCGCCCAGGCCGCCAGTGGAGAAGCCGGAGAAGCCGCGGTGCGGAGCCCAGACACGCGCGGAGGACAAGCACCCGTGCAAGCGGTACCCGCTCAAGTTCTCCACCCGGTGCCGCAACCACGGCGGAGCCACGCCGCGCGCCCGCAAAAAGGCGGCCGACCTCGCCGCGGTCAGCGAGCTGGAAGAGGCCGCGAAGAAACTCGGCGTCGGCACCGCCGTGGACAACCCGCTCTCCGCCCTCTCCCAGCTCGCCGGCGAAGTGCTGCTCTGGAAAGACATCCTCCGCGACCACGTGATCGGCCTCAAGGACAAGCTCCGGTATGCCGGGTTCCAAGGGGCGGAGCAGATCCGCGGCGAAGTGCTGCTCTACGAACGGGCGCTGGACCGGACCATCACCGTGCTCGCCACCATCGCGAAGCTCAACATCGATGAGCGCCTGGCCGCCATCGCGGAGGACCAGGCGCGCATGGTGGAGCGCGCCCTGGTGGCCGCGCTGGAGGAGTCCGGCGCCACGCCGGAGCAGCAACGGCGCGCGTCCGAAGCCCTGCCCCGTCACCTCCGGCTCGTGGTGTGACGTCCCTCCTGGAGCGGGTGGCCGCCAGGCTGGAGCGGCGCACCAACCCTCCACCGCGCGCCGCGGTGGAGCGCTTCCCCACGCCCGGCGACCTCGCGCGTTTCCTCCGCCACGACACGGTCCAGACACCCATGCTGGACCTGATCGACGCCGCGATCATGGCGGCCGACAGCGGCGAACAGACGCGGTGGATCATCAACTGCCCGCCCCAGGAGGGCAAGAGCACGCGGATGCAAGCCGCGGCACTGTGGCTGCTGCTGCGCGACCCGACCCGCCGCGTGGCGTTCGCATCCTATGAGCAGGGCCTGGCCCAGGTGTCCGGCCTGGCCATCCGCCAGTTCATCGAAACGCACGGCGGCGGCATCAGCGGGTCCGACGACTGGGACCGGGATGACGTCCTGGACCTCGCGCTGGACCCGTCTCGCGGCGCGGCCGGGTCGTGGGCGCTCGCCCCGGCCGACGGCCTGGACAACCCCGGCGGCGTCCGGTCGGTCGGCGTGGGCTCCGGCCTCACCGGTCGCCCTGTCGACGTGCTGATCGTGGACGACCCGCTCAAGGACGCCGCACAAGCGGACTCGAAGAAGATCAGGAAGAACGTAAAAGACTGGTGGGAGTCGGTCGCCCAGACGCGCATCCTGGCGAACGCCATCGTGATCGTGGTCCAGACCAGGTGGCACGAGGACGACCTGTCAGGGTGGCTGATCACCGAGGACGACCCCACCAACCCGCGGTGGAGCGTCATCTCCGTGGCTGCGCAGGCGCTCGCCCCCGACCCGGAGCAGGGCATCGGGGAGGACCCGCTGGGCCGGGCGCCGGGCGAGTGGCTGGAGAGCGCACGAGGGCGCACGGTCGCCGACTGGGAAGCCAAGCGGGAAGCGGTCGGCCGCGGCGGACGCTGGTGGAACGCCCTCTACCAGCAACGCCCCGCCCCGCCGGAGGGCGGCGTGTTCAAGCGCGAGTGGTTCAAGCGCGACCGCATCCACGAACTGCCGCCCATGCGCCGCATCACCGTCATGGTGGACCCCGCCGACAACACCGGCACCGGGGACGAGGCCGGATTGATCGTTGCGGGCCAGGCGCAGGACGGCCGTTACGTGATCATTGCCGACTACTCCGCCCACTACACCGTGGACGGGTGGTTCCGCCGCGCGTACTTCGCCCTCGTGGAGCACGAGGCGACCAGCATCCGCTGGGAGTCCTCGCTCTCCGGCCTGCACCGCTCCGCGAAGTCGACGTGGAAGCGCATCCGGCACGAGGCGCGCAGCCTGCTGGACTGCTGGCGCGAGGTCAGCAACGACCCGTTCCCGGACGAGCCGGTCATGGCCGTGGTGCACGAGGTCGCCCGGCGCCTGGGCAACGACGAGGACACCGACGAGGACACCGCCGTCCAGCGCGCCCAGCTCCTGGAGCTGTGGCCGTGGGCGCTCGGCTTGCGCAAGCTGCCCCCGACCGGCCCCGCCATCGACTCCGTGCCCGCCAAGGGCGACAAGCTCCAGCGCGCGGAGCTGGTCCAGCCGCTGTACAGCAACCGCCAGGTGTCGCATCTCAGCTTCCTGTCCGGGCTCGAACACGAGATGGCCACGTGGATGGTCACCCAGAAGTCGCCCAACCGGATGGACGCCCTGGTCCACGTGCTCCTGTTCCTGTCGGAAGGCGACGGCGGCGCGTCCGTCGTCCGCAACACGGAGACGATCGCCCGTCACCAGGTCGGCCGCCCGCTCTCCATCCCCAGTTCGGCCAGCGTGATGAGGCGGAGGTAACCCCCGTGTCGCTCCCCATCGGACCGTTCCCCCCGCCGCGGGACCGCGCCCACCGTGCCCGCGTGATCAGCCTCCAGGTGGAGCAGCTGACCACCGGGCAGTTCAGGTTGTCGACGCCGCACGCCCGCGGCTGGGCGGAGGTGGCCGGCAATCCGGTGGATCTCGCGCGGGCCCTGCTCGGCGCGTTCCGGGAGACGGAGGTGGCGGGGTACGCCCGCGCCCGTGGCGAGGCCTACGACCTGGACGCGCTCACCAGCCACGTGCCCGGTGACCCGCTGGCCGCGCTGCCCCAGCGCCGGGTGCGCTCGCGCAACCCGCACCGCCGTGCGGCTCACAGCCCGGCCGACTGGACCAAGGTGGGCGAGATGGTGGACCGCTCCGGCGCGGCCATGTGGCGCAGCCCTGGCGGCCGGATGTACGGCGAGGGCACCAAGGCGGTCCAGAACGTGATCACGAAACGGCGGGCGCTGGGCCTCCCGACTTGAATCCCCCCACCGTGTGGGGTACGGTGACGGTTCGGGACAACCCCACCACGGAGGAGAACCGCAGTGCATCTCACCGGACCGTTCGTCCAGAAAGACCGGCGCGTCATGGTCGCGCCCGTGGCCGACGCCCCACCCCTCACCGTGCCGTTCGGCTCCACGGAGTTCCTGGCCGACAAGATCACCGCCACCTACGAGCGCGAGGACGGCTCCCCCTGGGTGCTCGTCCGCATCCACGCGGAGGGCGGACGCCTGCTCAAGACCGGCAAGGCGAGCGCGCTCGCGCTCCACGAGGGCGTGTGGTCGGACTCGTCCGGGGAGGGCTCGTTCTTCCCGAAGCCGGACCCGTGGCTCCTGGAGTTCGCCTCCCAGTGGGAGGCGCTGTTCAACCACCCGCAAGCCTGGCAGGGCTGACGTGGACGCCAGGGCCGCGGCGACCCGTCTCGCACTGCACGGCTTCACGACGGAGTTCCGCCCCGTCAGCGTGGTGGCCGAACGCCCCGCGCACTTCACCGCCGTGCGCGTGGACGGCTGGTTCCGTGTCCGCGCCGTCCTGCCGGTGGAGCGCCACCTCCGGGCGGAGCTGTTCATCGGCGTGCTCGAACGTCCGTGGTCGCACGGCGCGCACGCGGTGGAGCGCCGGTCCGCGTTCTGCTCCGACGGCGGGGCGGGCACGGTAGTCCGGTCGGCGCTGTTGTTCCTGGACGTGGTGTCCGCCAGCTGGATCTAGCCGTCACCCGGTCGGGGGTATCCAACCCCCGGCCGTAGGGGGTACGATAGGAACCGGAACAACCGCCCACGGGAGGACCGAAATGGAAAAGGAACCCGACGAGCGACGGATTGCGCGCGACTTCAACCGCCGCGCCAACCTGCCGGAGAACAACTACCAGCCCCAGCGGCGCGGGCAGTCCGCCCCGCGTTCGGGGTGCGTCGTGACCGGAGTCGCCCTCGCGGCGACGCTGGTCCTCATGGCCCAGAAGATCATGGAGGTTTTCGCGTGACGGCATGGTGGTGCGAGTACGACGGCGAGGCGCACGAGTCGGCCTCCGAGTGCTCGCTGTACAGGAACGGCACGATGGGCCCCACCGGGCTCACGCCGAAGCAGACCAAGGATTACAAGCGGCGCGCGATGATGCACGCGAAGAACCCGCCGAAGAGCAGCGGGTGCGCCGTGATCGGCGTCGCGCTGGTCGGCGTGGCCGCCGCGATCGTGGTCGCCACCGTCTACGGTGCGCACGAGGTCGCCGCGGCGTTGCTCCCGTGAGCGGCAACGGACAGCAGGACCCCCAGGAGCAGCTGGTGGAGATGCTGGAGGACCAGTTCCCGGAGCCGACTCGCGAACTTCTCCGGAAGGCGCGCGAGGCGGGCCGCGAGCAGGGCAGGCGGGAACCGCCGGAGGGGCGTCACCGCCGGAGTTGACAACCCCCGTTCACGGTGGGTACGTTGACGGAGCCGGACCGGGGAACGCACAGGGGGCGCCCTGCCCC